GGTAAAGAGGTTGCAAAACGAATATTATTAGAATCAACACGACTTACATAATAATTCTTACCATCAATTAACTGACCCAGATTACCACTTACAACACTATATGTTACAACTTCCCCAGAATAGAATCCATGATCTGCTGCACCCTCTGTAACCTGTATTAACTGTATAACGTCTCCTCCAGTGGCGCCAGTCCACGTTACAGAACGGTCTGGTGCAACTATGGGTTCATTACCTAAACTTGGAATTGATGGTGAAGCCACATACATATGTGGATGTGGTGGTAGTGCGAGTGCATTGTCACTCTCATGATCATATACATTCTGAACATCAGTAGTGTATTTTGTAATGTTATCATGAAGAGAACTATTTCCTCTTTTTAATCTTCTTCTTATAAATGCAAAATTGTTTACACCAACGCCAGGTAAGTCACCTAAAACAAATGATGAACTACTAATAACACTTAAAACACGACCAACAGCAACTAAAGTGGATTGACCATCTAAAACTTCAATACTATCTTCCTCTAAAAATCCATGATCAGAGAGAGTGGTAATATTAAAACTACTACTCGATTGTCTTACAACAGTTTTAGGAGTAAATCTAACAGAGGTATTATAAACGAATGATCCAAAATTGGAATCTTCTGAACTTTTGTAAGCTCCAAATGTTCCAACTTTAACTTTATCTCCCTTATTAAAGTAAAAAGTGTTATCAGGTATTGGAAAATCTTTTAAAACACCAGTGATTAAAACTTCAATTTTCTTTGTGTTATTTGCAAAAGAATAACCATATGCAACATTATTATATCTTACATCATCACCAACACTTAAAGCATCAAGAGCTGTGTCTACTCCGACAAACTGATTTGCAGTTTTACCTGTGTAAGTTACAACACCAACGGCACTCGCTGTTGGTAATGATAAAGATCCACTTGTGGGAAATCCAACTGTAGTATCAACCGTAATTACAGTTGACCCAAGTGATACAGGATCAACTATACGAGTTCTGCCTGGAATTACAAAGTTACCATCAATTGAATCTTTTGATACACTTATTTGATAGTAATGTTCTCCACCATATAAAAAGTCTTTTACATCTGATATCGCACCAGAAGCACCACGAATATTACTATCATCCTTATCAGAATCTTGAAAGAGAGTTGATCCTTTTAAATTTCTTGGATCGCCCTCAATTGATTTTACTACAAAATCTTGTGCAAAACCATAATCTGCATCAGATGGTTTGATCAAAAACTCCGATGGTTTAATAATATTAACTTCTTCACCATATAATGCTCTGAATAAAATTTTATATGACTCCTCTGTTCCTTTTGTTTTGTAAAAATCCTTAATTTGTCGAATAAATTTAACCTTATCTAAATTACTATCTAATTTACGATTCTCAAATCCACTTGCATAGGTTGTTTTAAGCTTATTAAAAAATTCACGAATGAAAAGATTAGATAAATTATGAACCTTACTACCACCAGTATGAGAAGCACCCACAGTTGTATTAAATGATAATAGATCTGACCTTAAAGGTTTATCCATCGCATCAACACCACTGAAACCACGAACACAACCTGTAAATGATGTAGTTCCGATACCAGTGTATGTGATAATTTCATCATCAATTTTTAATAGTCCATACTTACTTGGATATCCTTTTGTTGAATCTACAAAAATTGTATCTGAGTATGATTCTGTATCTGTTGATAATCCAGTATATTCTGTAAGTGCAGCACCAACATAAGTTTGTAATTTAGTATATCTGTCAAGATTTTCAGCAATGTTTATTGAACCACCCTGATATTCTTGAGAAATATAGTATTGTTTCATGAAATCCACAAAAAGTGGACTTTCAGACTGAACAAACTCAGGTAACTGATTTTCAATTACCTGATTGATTTCGACTCTTTGTATTGATGTGTCTATCATTAATATCCGCCGCCAGAGCTAGATCCACCACTGCCACCAGATGATGTGGTTGTAGTAGTGGTTGTACTTGATGTTGCAGTTGATGTTGCGTATGTACCACCACTTGATGTTGTCGTTCCAGTTGATGAAGCGGTGGATGGTAAGATTGCTGCAGCAGCTGTTGAGACTGGAGAATTTGATCTTCTTGTAAATGTTGGCATATAATAACTATGCGTATGAACGAATCTTGACCCAGAGGTATTTTCACCTGATGCAATTAAATCTTGAACCATATTAATTGTTGTATTTGTCATATCAAACTTTACATATAAATCTCGAAGACCAACAATATCATTTGAATGTGGAATTGCTTGAATTTCAACTACGCCGTTTGTAACCACTGTTGAAGTTATATTTACAGTATCTATAAGAACTTCACCATGCATATAATCGACTGTTCCAGCATTTTTCTTAATGATGTTAGGAGTTCCACCCTCCGTGTATGTAAAGAAGAATATTCGACCTTTTTCACGATTAATCACCTCATCAGCGAGATAAACTGTCTCTGTTACTCCTTCAATTGTGAATCCAGTTGAAACTACGTTGTATGAGGACTCTTGAGTATGAAAACGATTGCCATAACATACCTCATATTGTGCAAATTGTCCTAAAACTGCTTTTAGGTTACGTCGAATCGTAACCAAAGTAATATTTGAAGTGATTGAAGAATCAACACTATCAATTAATGACACAGCCTTACTATATTTGAATCTACCACCAAATTTATTCACATCAATTGATCTTGAGTACTGAGTCAATGCATTTGACACGCTAGTTTTAAGATCGTCAACAGTATCGTTTAAACTTGGGTTATAATATGGTGTCGTATTGAGTTCAACATACAAATATTTCAAATCAATAAATTCTGGCACAATTCCAGCAACTGCATAACTCTTTAATTTTTGAATTAACTCTCTTTTTGTCTCATCTGATAAAAAATCACCATTTCGAGGTTTGACTGATATAAAAACTTTACCAAAACGAGGTGGACTCATTTCTTCACCACCAAAAGCAGTTACAGATTCTACATTTGGGTAAATGTATCCCAAAACCGATTCATAATCAGATGCCGTGACTGCACGATACTGAGATGAGTAAATTCTTGGTGCAAAATACTTAATTGAAGAGATTGATTCGATTTCATCACCATCTCTTGACTTTTCATTAGTTGTAACGAGACTGATTAGTGAAGAATTAATGGATGCACCATCTTGATTAGTAACATTACCTACAAAACTGAATTCTGAAGCACCATTTCCGTCTCTTCCATCAGTTACAATGTATGAAACTTCAACAAAGTTATTATTTGATAATTTTTTAGCTATTACATTGTCACCAAAGATTAATTCGTATCTCTCATCTTCAATTTCTTGTAATAAGTAAGAATTTGATGTTGAAGTAACTCCTACAATGTTATCAATTTGTTGATAAGTAACTGATGATGTTGATGATGAAGAATTTTTGACCTTAACTTTAATTGTAGAAGTATCGATAAAAGAATTATCAAGAATATATCTTTGATTAAACAAAGACGTATCAACAGTAAAGTTTTGTGTGATATAAACTCCCTCATATACTTCAATATTACTAAAATCAGCAACTCCGTTAGTAACTGGGACTGTAATATCTGATGGAATCGAAAATATAAAGTTTGTGTTGTCTCCAGCACCATTACAAACAATACCAGAGTTTAATGTAAGTGTTGATGTCTCTACAAGACCACTAACAATGAAAGATATCTTTGCTCTTGCAGATCTACGAGATCTTGGAACATAACCAATATTTCTTGCCAGTGCAACAACGTTCTCTCGAAGTGTAGATGAGTCAAGAAAACATTCATTGACTGCCATATTAGTATTATATGCAGTTGTATATGTGTTATATGCTAATGCGTCAATAATTATTGAAAGGTTTGATCCTTCAAAGTCATAATCAGTGAAATTTGTATTCGCTCTTAGATAATCTCTAATAGACGTTTTAATTTCATCAAAATCTAAATTTGTGTATTGACCGAAAGCCATTATACTCTAGCTGGGAATAGAAGAACATCGACAATTTGTGTTTCGGCAGTCATACCTACAATATCATACTGAACTATGCAATTCATTTCGTTTGAATCTGCATATACTTGAACAGTTACCTCAATATTGTCAATTCTTGGTTCATAATTTCTTAAAGATGTTTTAATTTCATCTGTAATTCTTACTTCATTTAAACTTGTATTTAAATCAAATAAAGCCTCATTAATTACTGAACCAAATTGAGGCACAAATGGTTTCTCACCGAGAATTGTAAAAATTATGTTTTTTACAGACCTTTTTATAGCGTCCTCATCAGTAATAGTTATCACATCACTCGTCACTGGATGACGTTTGAATGACAAGTTAATATCTTTGAATGATCTTGAAGACACTATTTAACACAAAAAGTTTCCTGTTTTTATTTATACCGCTTTTTTTATCTTTTTACGACTCGAATTCGATATTTTTCTGATTCTAAAGCGTTAATAATGTATTTAGCACAAATTCTTGGGTCTTTTTCGCCGCAAGTGAAGAAATCTGCGTTCAAACGACCCAATTCAGGCCAAGTATGACAAGAAACATGACTTTCAGAGAGTGCAAAAAGAGA